AGAAGTAGTTAAAATATTTTTATATAGAGGAACATTTGATGATTTAGGCCAAGCACTACTTCCTGGTTCGAAATATAAATAATATTCATATCCATCAAAATTAGTAATAATATCATTTATTTTATTATTCCATATTACTTGACTACCTGAATTATAGTTGTTAATAGAAGAAGATACAACATTACTATTAGTTGAATATTGTTCAATTAAAGATAATTTATAATAAAAATTTTCTAATCTAGTTTGTGCAGAAGAAAAGTGAATAAAATTTGAATAGTCTGAGTAATCAACATTTATTTCTATCCCTTTTTCAATTAATAAACTATTAAGTTGAGAAAATAAGCTTCCTGATCCTAGAGTAAATGGGGTTTGAGTTAAAGAATTTTGATTTAAATAAGCAGAAGAATTATTAATTTGATCTTGGATATTTAAATTTATGTTAGGACCACTTATGTAATTTAATTGTATTGTAGAGTCAAAAGTGGTATGCATCTCAATATCATATGCTTGAGATTCAGCTATCTTTTCAACTACCCAACATGATGTTTTAAGAAAAATAGTACGAGGAAGAGGTTGATATAGTTTTATTAAAACAGTAGGAGAAGGGGTACTGTTATCTAAAAGCATATTAACAGCCATTAATAACTTATTATCTCCTAAATTTAAATAAAATTCTGAATATGTTCCGTTTAAGTTTGTAAGTTTTTCTGATATTTCTGGGACGTATAGACTTAAGTTTGAAGCATCAATTTGAGTAGTATCTAATCTTAATTCCGTTCTATCTGGACTTATCTCTTGTATAAAAAAATTATCTACAGGTGATGAATTAAGTTTTTTTCTTAAAAAATTATATGTTGTAAAGTATTGTCCTTCATTAAATCCTACAGCTTCTATATCCCTTTGAGGATCAATAACTACATTAGTATCTTGAAGCGTATAACGAACACCATTTATATTACTATAGATAACTGAATTTAATGAATCTAAAACAAAATATTCTATATAATCTTGTTCAGCATCAAAAACTACATCTGTATTAAAATGAGATATGTTATTTTCATCTGCTGCAGTATAACTTTGAAATTCAAATGTTTTTGAATCTACAGATTGGATATTTACAATTTTTTCAGCCATTAAAGATTATATTGAACTAGATGTGTTAGTATTTAAATTAGCTACTGATAGGTTTACTAACTTTATATTTAGTGCTAGATTTTCTTGTTGAAGAGAATTTATTTCTTCAATCAAAGCAGTAATTTGTTCATTATCGGGAACATAGTTAATATATTCTGAGCTTGTTTTAATAAGATATTCATGAGAATTTGTATCTCCAGTTTGTGGTATATCATAAAATAATCGAGTGTATTGTGAAAAAAAATTATCAACAGTAAATGACGGAGCAGGTTGAGGTGGAGGCACAGTATTTACTAATTGTGTAAAATTAGTTTTTATAACTTTTGTATAAGGTACCTTGTAAAATACTTTTCTAGATAAATTTAATTTTTCTTGTGACATTATCCGTTTACTATTTTAAAATAATAATTATTATCTATTATATTTACACTTCCATCTACAGTAGTTTGAAAGAGAATTTTGTAGTATCTTTCAGGTTGTAATCCATTCATATATAATGAAAAATAACTACTTGTAGTATCTAAACTTAATTTAGTATATATAGGATCAAAATCAATTACATATTCGTTTGTATCCATATCTTTTATAGCATAATATGAAGACGTTGGAAGGTAATAATTTATAGTGTATAAAGAAGAAGTCATAAACGTTCTAACAGGATACGCGGGTCTAGAAAATACTCTAAATTTATTTATACTTCCTGAGTAAAATGTTCCAATGTTGTCTCCTAATGAAATTTCAAAGGGATGAGAGTTAATAAATGATAAAGATCCTGTAACTATGTTACTGTCATTCCATTTAAATTCTAAATAAGGAGGATATATAGTATGAGTATCTTTTGAAAAGTATTTCATTTTAGGTTGAATATATTCATTATCAATAAATTCATCTTTTTGTTTTAAAATAAAACCACTATTAATTAAAGAACCACTATACCAAGCGGAGACAATTTTTGTAACATTGATGTTTATGTCTTTATCATCATAATATCCAAAAGTTTGAGATGCCGATAAGCTTGAAGTAACATACCATGTTCCTCCTCCTATATCTACTAATGATGAATATGAACCGGTTGAACCCGCTGCAAATGAACCACTAGTCCATCGCTCTCCACTTTTGTAATTTTTCCAAATCCAACTAGCTCCATTAGAAATTTCAGGGACTGTTCCTGATTTACCCGTTCCCATATTCCAAGATTGAGAAACAGGATATATTTCTATTGTTGTATCTGAGTTAAGAGCAGTTACATTAGCTGTAAAGCATCTTAAATTAGATACCCACTGTGGGGTTGCAATTATATTGTTGATTGTATTAGATATTTCTAATGAGGAAAATTTAACAAGAAATCTACTTGCTTGAGGATTAGGTTCAAATAGTGCTCCTACTTCAAGAGAAGATTCTATAATTTCATCTAGTCCTGTATTCATTGTAGGATACATAGAATATAAAGTAGTGTCTTCTGTGGGAAATATTTTATATATAGCCATAAATTATTTTATAATGATACTATACGTCCGTTAATATCTTGGTTTGGGTATTTAACTTCAAAAATCATAGGATCTATTGAAGGGTAAACTACATTATTTTTGGATGCACCTACTACATCGTATGCATATTGAGAATATCCTAATGATGTTCCTACTTTATTTACAAATTCTATATTTTTAACAGTTTGAACACCTTCTATTTTATCTAAAAGAACATAAATGTCTCTTAAAATGATAGGTTGATTTATTTGCCATTTATCTGTTGAAAAGTGGTTTTGTAATGCACTTATACATTTAATTAATATATCATTATTATTATAATTAGGAAGAACGATAATGTCAAAATTTATTCCAATATTAATAACAAATGCGTCTCTAATACTAATAGAATCATTTATCATTCTATATTGAGATAAATAAGTTATTATATTTTGTTTTAAAGATGTAGAAGCAGTAGTAAGTTTTCTATCAATATTATAAGTTAAAACATATAAATCTAAAATAGAGTTTGATTCACCAACAGATAAATTTTGAACTTTTGTTGGTTCAACATGTGCTTTTACAACACTACCATATTTAGCTGGCATGCTTAAGACTCTTACTAAATAATCATCTGCAGTTACATTTCTTAATTGGCTAGCAAAATTAATTGATGAATTTTGTCTAATTTCTTCAATTGTATCTCCATCTCCTCCTCCACTAGCCGCTTCAGGATTAGTTACAGCTATAGAACCATATATGTCTTCAGCGGTATTTGAATTAAGACCCGTATTTAGAAAAGTTGTAGTTCCATTTATTATTGTTAATGTATTAGCATTAACATTTGATGTTACCCCACCTCCTGTTAAATATCTAAAAGTTAGTGTTGTATTTGAAGGGGCTATCCCATATGTTTTTGTGAATAAAAAATTAGTAGGTGAATAAGCAGTAGTTAATTTAGTTTTTTCAAAAGGTAAACCTATTCCTACATTGTCTGGGTTAGGTACTATGTTTTCATCTGAATCATTAGTTGTTCCTGCTCCAAACTGTATTTGTAACGTGTTAGAGTTTTTTAAACGGGTTGTAAATCTACGTTGTATTTTTTTTAATTTTAGTAAATAAGGAGTATCACTATCTTGTGAAAAATTAGGATCATTTATATTAGTATTTTTAATAGAATCAAAAATCATTTCTTGGCCTAAATAATCTACTTCATACCATTGGTTTCCTTCAGAATCAAAACAATCTAAAATGCCTACTAAATTTCTAGCAGATATTTGTACTGTAGAAAACTTAGTTGGTGGTCCAAAAACAAATCCTGTTGAAACAATTTGAGATGAAATGGCTTTACGTGTTTTTTTAAGTAAATAATATGTTGGGTTGTTGTTTAAAGTTTCATATACCGTAATAGTAGTAGGATCAAATGAATTTGAAACAGAAAAATCTATAGGGTCTTCAATTAAAAATGAAGGAAATGTTATACCAGATGGAGTAACAGTAGCTCCTTTATTTATAGTTAATGTATAATCAAAATCTGGAATATATGTTGATCCTGATAGTTTAGAAGGAAGTCTTTGGTATACATCTATGTGAGTAGTAGCTACTCCTGTTGTAGAAGGTTTATAACCAAACATATATGCTAATTCAAATAAATTATTTGATTGTCTAGCAAATTGTAAATAATTTTCTTGAACTTGATTATCTAAATAAAATGATAAAACATCACCTACATAAGATGACATTTCTATAATCATCATACCTGGTGATGCCGGGCTAAAATCATTATATGTAGTAGGAAAATACGTTTTAGCGTAATCTACAAGGTTTACTCTAAATTCATCAAATGATTTATTAATGTATTTTATATTTTTATTAGATGCCATTATGAAAATGTTATTTGAATATTATCAACAATACCCGTGTTTATTATACTATATTTTAATTCTACAAATATTTCATTTGTGTCTGGAAATTCATTTAGGTTTAGTGATTCTACATTAATATTAGTAAAATTACGATTTATTAAATTTTGTATATCCTCTTTAAGAAAGGTTAAATTGTTTGTTGTTATTTGTTCAAATAAATAGCCCTTTAAATTAGCTCCAAAACTATTATTTAAATATCTTTCATTTTTATTTGTTAGAAAAAAATTAAGTAAATTATTTTTTATAGCATCTTTAGTAGTATAATTTAAGAAAAAAACTGATGGAGAGTTGAATGGTATTGATATACCAACTGCCGTTCCGGGTTTAGTATCTATAGGGTTTATTTTTCTAGCGCTAAATGCCATTATTTTTTAATTAAATTCATTATTTGATCTAATCCTAATTGTCCTTCAGGTAAAGAACCATTAACTGGATCTACCGGACCTACTACTTTAAAGTCACCTTCAAATCCTGATTTAGGCCCCTGTGCCATTTCACCTAATATATCCATATATGCTTTTTTAGTATTTAAATTAGTAGGTTGTTGGTGAGGTACAGCATTAGTATTAAAATTTAATACCCTTGTATCAGATTCATTAATAGATTGTTTATTACCTTTAATAGCTTCTAATAAAATGGTTTTTAATTCTTCTTGAATTGCTTCTTTTACGGCCTCTTTAATGAGGGATTTTAATATATCAATTTTCATTTGTTATAAATATTAAATTAATTTGCTTTTAAATTATCTCTATCAATTATTAGTTTAAGTTCGTTTATAAGTACATATGGGTTTGTGGTGAATGACGCTTCAGTTTGTAATAACTTTATATTTGCTGTATTATATGCAACTCCACGTAAACGATTTACAGTAGATGAAAATGGTTCTTTTACTACTTTTAAGTTAAATCCCTTATATGTTTGAGATGGGTTAACATTTCCTAAAGAAGAGTCAGCAGACGTACTAATATTTACTAAAGTTTGAAGACTTGGACTTAGCTGTTTTAATTGGGTTTGACTTATACCACATTTTTTTAAATATGCATCTATAGAATTTAATAAACCAATAATAATTAATATTATACCACTAATTTGATCGGATGTAGATTTAATTACATTAATAACGTTTTTAATTTCCATTACTATTGGTTCAGCTATACCTACTGCTGTTTTAGCTACAAAAAGGGAGGTTATAGCAGCACCTGGAGCTCCGGGAGGAGAAACAAAAAAACCTAATGCTGTTTCACCAATAGGTATAGCGGTATTAGCTATGTCTAATACAGTTTGAGCGTCGTCAAGCTTTGGGTTTAAATTATCTACGGGTTGAACTATTGTTTTAATTTGTTTATCTACAATATTTAATTCATCTATTAATGAGTTTCTTATAGCTAACATTTTTTCAAGTATAGGAATAGGGAGGCAAAAATCAGGCAATTTTACTTCTTCTTTTAATTTTGCTAAATTTTCAATACCCGCCTCATACGCCATATTCATAATTACAGGTATGGTTTTTTTTACTAATTTAATTACTATATTTACAAGTAATTTATTTAATTTCTTTTTATCTAAAGGCATAATTAACTTTAATTAGTTACTACTTGATTAAATAGCTCATCATTATATCTTCCTGAAGAGGTTATTTTTCCAAACATAATAATTTCATCTTTAGGTGGGGCTCCGTCGGGTAATTCTATAAATGTTTCCCAGGGGTTATCAGTGTACTTTTTATCTTTACGAGAAGAATGTGCACTTTCTGATCCATCATCAAAATTCATATACCACTTAGCCATTGCCCACAACCCTTTAGACTCAGGTACATTATTAGGAATTGGTAAATTAATTCTTTGCCCACCATAATTTCCGATAGTATAAAATAAATAAAATTCAATAGTATATTTTTTAGCATATATTACTTCATTTGAAAGATAAGCATTAGCACCTCTTATTAAACCCTCAACACTCCCCGCTGATAAGTCTGAAAAAATAAGTCTTTTGCTATCCGGGTTAATAGCATCATTATAAGATGATAAAACTCGATCTTTCCCACCATAGGAGTTTGTTAAATACTCATCTTTCTCATCAACCCATCTTTCTACAATAGGGCCAATAGGTTTAATTAAAAATACTATTGAAACCTCTTTATAAAAATTCTCGCCAAGATTTTCAGGTACAATGTCGTATAAATTAACTCCTCCATAGTTATCTAAGAGTGGACCAGTTGTTTTAAAATCCGTAACACAAAACCATTTATTTCTAGTTAAAAGATTAGGTGGAAGCGAATTTATAGAAGTATTATTTAGATGAATAGATAAATTTATATCTGGTCCATAGCCAAATTTTTCATTAAACCATTGAGGAGAAACTGAAGATGCTGGGTTCTGTGAACGAGTTGTTGTTAATCTTTTTATTTGGTTAACTGTTATTGGTGGAGGGAGGATTCCTATAATTAGTTGAGTTCTTTGTTCTGATTGGAATTTAATAAATATGGCTTTTGACTCGGGTGTGGGGGTAGTGGGTGGGATTGTACTTGTATCCGTTATATATAGATCATATAGTAATTTATTTCTACCAGTGTAGGGTGTTTCGGGTCTATATTGTTTATAAGAAAAAGTATATTTGTTTTTAAATTCTTTTGGAAAACGAAAAGAGGCCTGGCTAGTAGATGAGTTTTCGGTATTTTTTTTAATAAATTCATCAATAAATATTTTCATATATTTGTTCCTAAGTTTACTTAATGCTCCTATTGAAGACACATTAGCGTTGGCATCTGGGCCAAATTTTTCATTATTAGTATTAGGAATAGCAGATTCTTGAGCTTTAAATGCAATAGCAAATTTATAAGTATCTAATTTTGATAAATCCCATTTTTTAGTTGTTTTATTATAAAAATTATTGTAAACAAATTTTAATAGTTCATTTAATAGGTTAGTAGTTTGCTGGTATATAGTTTCGCTTGTTAATGTATCTCTTGAGGTTTTTGGTAGGTTTGTATTATCAACATTTAAACTATACCACCCGGATTTGTAATAGTTATCTTGAGCAATAACATTTCTTCCTCTATTTATATCAAATTTTTTATATGATATATTAAAAAAAGTAAGAGGAGGAGGATTAGTAGCTTTAGCATCCATACCACCACTTTTGCTAGTACTATTAATTATAACGTTTGTTGTATTTGCATTATCAACTTGAGTAGCAGCCATATTATTTTTGAGTAAATGAAGTGTCTGAAATTATGTAATTATCCTCTAATTGTTTTTGTAAAGCAATTATATCTTCTGCAACATATAACGCCGCCGCATTTACGTCAGTTAAAGTACCAGGTACTCCTACTACACATGGTGGAGTAGAAGCATCTTTAAGAGCATCATTTAATTTTTGAATAATGGTTAATAAAGATTGAAGAAAATCTACTGTTCTTTTTCCTAATACTAAAGGTTCAATAGCTAAACGAGCATTACCTAGATGTATTTGGTTTGCATCTACAATAAATGAGAAGGCATCTATATTAACACTGTTAACGGCATTTAAATTTATTGAGTTTTTTGAACTTAATAATATGTGGTCCTTTGTAGAATTAAATACTAATCTACCTGAGTTTAAAAGTATTTGACTTCCATTGTATTTATTTATAGGATCAGGGATATTTAATTGATTTGTATAACTTTCATAGTTTTGACTAGATGCTTCTAATTTAATTTCTTGAGTACTTGTTAAATAAATAGATGAATCATCATTATTTATATCTTCAGTTATAGGAATCCACCCCTCAGGTGATTGAGATCCTTGACCATTTCTAAGTATAGTAATAGGGTCACCACTTTCACCTGCTTCTGACCAATTGTTTTCTAAATTTCCAAAGTCTCTAAAATTATAATATGATGGTACTGTGCTGCTAAAACGTAGTGAATTTCCCCATCTGCCTTCATGGATTACATCTCCTTCAAGTGGTAATAAGGGGTGAATGTCTAAACGTTCTTCAAATGTTTTTCCTAAATATATAGAAGTATTATTATCCGTAACCTTTCTAATTAAACCTCCTTTTTCATTTAATGAATAGTCATTTGACATATCATCACTTAAAGTATTATTTATAGTATCATCAAATGGATAAGCGTTATGGTGGGGGTGATTCCATATTCCTACTATATTATTATAATATTGTTTTGGGGTTTTTTCACCTAAAAAACCGGGAATTGGGGTTAGGTATACTATTTCATTTATTAATGGAAAGTTTTTAACATTTGAATTAATAGGGTATGCTACAGGATATGTAAATTCTTCATTATCATTGTTGCTAGGATTGTTTACAAAATCATATTCTATAACTCCTAAAGCACTCCATCCTCCTAATTCTTCAAATCTCCAATGAGTTTCATCTAAAATAATACTTATTACTCTAATTCCAGTTGATGTACTTGCATTATTTAAAAGATCTTTAAAATATCTATTATTAGTATTATTATTAGAATTAAATTTTTTATGTAAACTATAATCTAAATCAACCATTATCTTTTTTTAATTTATCTATACTTGAAAGTAATTGGGTTTTTTCTGCTTCTGAAATAGTAAATGGATTATCTCCATTAGAAGAAACGTTTTGCATTCTTTGAATTATGGTAGCTAATTTAACTAGTTGTTCATCGTTTTTAACCCCAATTTCAAGATATTCTTTTATTAATGGTACCATTAATGTAGCATCACCTATGTCCCCTATCATGGGTTTTAATTCACTAATTAGTGCCGAAATTTGTGCTTCTTTTTTCTTTTGGTTATCATATATTTCTCCTAATAAATCAGAAAATTTCTTTTTACCAAATATTATTTTATCTAGGTCGCTCATGATAATAAATATATATTAGTTAAAATTTTACATACCCGTGTTCTAAATAAAAAATATAATTATTTTTAAATATGTTGCCTAATTTATTAGATATTTTAGTTATTCGTGGTGTTTTAATGTCTATTGTTTCTCGTATATATATGTATAGTGCTTTTTTATTAAATATGGGTAAGTGGTCTCGTTTTCTAAATAATTCAAGTATTGCATCTGCTATTTTAGCTTCTTCATCTTTAGGAAATAAAGTAAATATATGGTTTGTACAATGTTCAACATATAAATCTACAAACAACGATAATTTATCATTATATGGTAATCTATCACTAGATGAGTTATTTTCTTCTATAGTGTAAGATTCAGTAATATCATCATTAAGAGATGTAATAGGAATTGATGCTACTTTCTTTTTATAATTTTTTTCATTATATAAAATTAACCATCGTTTAACTATAGTTCCAAAATATGAAAATGCTTTAGCTCCTCTAGTTGGGTCAAATAAATGAATTTTACTAAGTAAAAACGTTATTATTTCATGTTGTAAATCCTCTATGTTTTCTACTTCGGTATGATAAAATTTAAATTTATGGATTATGTTCTGAGTTAGTTTAAAAAAACCATAATGAATTTTTTCACCATATATTTTACTTTTTAAAACAAAATCGTTTGTATTATTATATAGTACTATAGCATCCTCAGTTGATTGTGTAAAATAGTTCTTAGAAGGAGCCATTATTCTTTTAATTTAAAATCATTTAATTGTTCTTGTAAATATTTTATTTGATCAAAGAAAAATCCTACTTCATCATCACTTTTAAATGTTTCTTTAGCGTCTATTTCTTTTAATTTTTGATCTGAGAATTTAATTACATTAGATATATTTTCCATATAATTTTTATAAGACTCAACTGCGTCTTCATATTTCTCAATTTTTTTAAGTAAATTATAGGTTGTATAACCTAATACTGTTACTAGCCCCAAAAGTGAAATTATTATCATATTTTTTAAATAAAAAAGGTTGTGGCTTTTTTTTAAACCACAACCCTTATTAGTTTTTTTGTTATTAATTAATCTTTAAAAAACCCATCCATTATATTTTTTAATCCCTCACTTTTAACACTAGCTAATGCTTTTGTTTTAATTGGGGTTTTTTTAGTGGATAAATTATTATTTAATGTAATATTAGTTTTTGACGATGTCAAGTTACTTTTAAATTTAGGTAAATATTCTCTTTCCCATTCAATTCTAGCAGCCATTAAATCAGCCTGATGAACAATAAATATTAATGAAGTACGTGGTTTAGTTTCTGGTGACCAAGATAATAAATAAGGTTTATTAGCGTCATCATATAAACCATCATGTAATTTAATAGTTAAAAATTCATTTTTAGTATAGTTAATACCATTCTGATTTAATAAATAAAGACCACGATCTGGAACTGACATGTATTCTAATTTAGTATTGAAAGTATAATCTTCACCTAACTTATCTTTACGCCATTGATCCGTTTGTGGAATATATGATTCATTTTCTGAATCACCCATTTTACCTAAATCATGATTCATAGCTGAGAATACTAATTCTTCAATAGTATATGTTTCACCTACTCCAAATTTAGACCATACTGAATTAATTTCTAAAGCAGCAGCAATAACTCGATTAACATGTTCAACATACCCACCTGGAAATGCATTGTGGTATTCTTTTTTATGTGAGGCGGGCATAAACATAATACGCTCGGCATATTTATCGTAAAATTCTTTTAGCTTTGATGCTCTAGGTTCTGAGATATAAGTATCAATATAATTAATAAATATTACCCAATTTTCTTGAAGTTGTTCTGCTGATAATTTCATAACTCTTATTTTTATATTATTAATTAATTGAATTCATTTCATTACCTACAATAGGTTCGTTTTCAATGTATCCTTTAATTTGATCTAATTGTTCTCTGATAGCATTAATTAATTCAAATGCTCCGTCTCTATTTCCTTGATTTAAGGAAAAATTTAATTTACTTAAATTAGATTCAATGCTGTCTAATTTTTTTAGAACTGGTTCTCTGTGTTTCATATATTTTATTTATTTGTTTCATTTGTTATCCTTCCCCCCGTTATTCCCTTCCCTCTTATCTCATTCTCTCAAACCCCGTAATATAAATATATGTTAAAAAGGTAA